CCGTAGTGGGCATCTAATACGCTATTCAGCGGAACGCCGAAAAATTCACCGACACACTTTGCCAGCACCCGCGCTACGTTGATCTCTCCGGCCTCTAATTTCTCTTTGTCGTGTAGCGGCTCCTCTGCCTTAACGAAGTCGATATACCGATTCAACGGCACCTCATACAACGAACGGTACATCGGCAGTTCTGCGATGATTGTACCGTCCGGCTTTTTCAATTGTATTTTGTCGCGTACGTCGGTCATTTCTTACGCTGTTTCAACATTGCCGCCTTTTGTGCGCCGCTGTCGGGCATTTCGTCTTCCGTTACGCCCAGGCCAATGAGCGCCGCCGTGATCCGGCCTTCGCCGAACATTTCCAAGATTGCGCGGGGCTTCATAACGGCGATAGTTTCGAGGTCGCTGTCTGAAATTGGCGCATCATCCCCCGCAACAGGATTTTGACTTTTTGGCTTTTCGCGCCGTTGCCGGGGCGATTGGTGTTCTTGCACTTCTTCCAGGGGGAGCAACACCTCCACGGCGTTGGGCTTTGGGGCTAACTTCTCCCCCAATTTGGCTTCGGGGGATTTAGGGTGTACGAATTTGCGAAGGCTGCTTTCGGATACCGGCGCTGGTGTCGGCTGTTTCGATGCGATGTTCTTTGCCCGGCGCTTTTCATTGGCGGCGTTGACGCCCGCCGTTGCCCAATGCCGTTGCATCCATACGGCTAATTCACGCGCTAATGGATGATTCGGCCCGCCACTCAACCCAATTGCATAGTCATATACCTGTGCAATGTGTTCGAGGGATTCTTCTTTTGTTAGTGCCATGTTGTTTGTTTTACCCGGCCCGCATTTGACGGGCGCGACGTTGTTTCTGTTGTGGTAGGTCAAATATTGCCCGCATCGAAAAACAGTCTGCTAAGTCAGGGCTTCGCCCGATGCGGTCTTTAATTTCTTCTTTTGGAATTATCTGGTACTTGCCCCCGTCCGGTAGGTCTTTTCGCCGGATTGCGCGCAATTCCTGTGCAAGTACGCTTTGCAAATGTACGCTTTTTGTTGAAAAACCGGCCTCACAATCATTGACCTTTTGCGCGGCGAAGTGGTACGCCTGTGCCCGAAGGTTTCGGAATGCCGGTTTGGGCATCAACTTCTTTTGCAGGTCGCTTTTGTCGTCGTTATCTTCGAGGGGTGAATTTGCTCCTACAAACGGCATAGCGGAGCGAAGGAACCCGCGAAGCCCGATACCAACACCCCCGGCATCAAACGCGCAACGCTGTCCAGGTATGCCATACTCGGACGCAACGTTTTGTATTTGCCGCACCACTACGTCTCCCTCGCTTTTTGCCAGCAAACGAACGTCGATCACGTTCCAGCCCTCCCATACCATTATCACGAATTGGTCAACGCCTGAAAAGGCAACGTCGGCAGTCAGGTATCGCGTCGGGCTTTTTGGTAAAAATGTGCCGTTGGTAAACAGGTCCTCAATTGAATCATCCCGAAATAGCCGCGTCGCCATGTCATCAAGGCTGCCCCATTCCCCCATGCCGTAAATGGCGTATTCATCCGGGTTTGTCCGTTTCAGTATTTCGTATTGGTCGTGCGTTTCTTTCGGTAGGAAGTGGTTATCCCGGTACGTTGTTTTCAGGGCGAAAACGTCGAACTCATTACCGGCAAAGAAAAGGCGATGAATCCAATTTTCTTTTGCAACCGGGTTAAAGGTGAGGTAAATGTGATTGCTTGCTTTGTTGCACCTCAAACGCCTGTCCAATTCGGTAAAGTCTGTTTCGGTAACGCTGCCCCGGCGGTCTATCGGCTCCTCAATCCAAATGTCTGTCAGGTCAGGGATTGACTTCAATTTGTCCACATCATCCAACCCGCCCGACATTAGGATATTTCCGTTAAGCAGGCAGGTTATATCCATATCGGATTTGTTGACCTTAAAAAACTGGTCAAACCTGTAACGCCGTATTAAATCCTGAAAAAGGGCGAATTGTGAATCGCGTACCGTTACCTGGTACTTCCTGCAAAACAACCCTCTGAAATAAGGTTGCCGCATGGCCTTCAAAAGCAGTTCCGTTGCCGTGACATCGCTTTTGCCGCTTGCACTGCCGCCGTATCGGATTTGGATGCGTTCGGGGCGGTATAGGTGAGGAAGGTAAACGTCATTTATTGCAACAGGGTAGCCACCGCCGGATATTATACCGGCAATTAGTTTTGAATCGGCAAGCGCCCGGCTTGCTCTAATCCTACTTATTTCCGGTAGCGTCTGCGTTGCCCCCATTTAGAATTTGCTGCATGGCGTCTAATTGTTCGTCTGTCAACTCCCGATCATTTACCGTAACGTTTTGCATGGTAACGTCTACGTTTTGCCGTGACTTGCCATGCGCCCGGTCTAACATCTCCCGTAATATGTCCAGCGACTTTTTCCCTAACAACTCTTTTGCCGCCAAACGGACAACCATCGGCATATCGTTTGTCTCATCTTCGACTTTGCCGGAAATATCCTTTACGTCGAGTAGGTGCAATGCAAGCACATACTGAAACGCCTCTTTCACTGCTTCGGGCGTTGCCTGTTCAATTCCGCGCTCCTTCCATTCCTTTGCAAGTTGGGAAAATACGCGGGCTTTACGGCCCCTGTTGGGGGGTTGGTTGGTGCTGGAAAACGTGTTGCCGTCTGCGCCTGTTATGTTCTTATTACCTCCTGGCATCTCGTAGTTTGCTCGTAGTTTTCAGGACTTTATTTTGATCAACCATTGTAGCCAATGTTATTTTATTTTACTGATAATTTTCAGACCACGCCACGCCTTTCTTTCCTGAGGTCTTCACTGATAATCTTTGGTACGGTGTTATTCCATGCAATTGAGTGGTGCAAGCGTTTGTTGATATTGCCCATCATTGAAACCTTTACCGAGCCTGGCATCATCATGACCGTTGTAAAAGCCTTTGCGTAAGTGCCGTACTTTAGGTACATATCCGTAATTCCGCCGCTTTGGGATTGTGTCCGAGCCTGGTCCAGCGCTATAAGCGTAACCGTAAAGAATAGTTCGCCTCTGCTGCCCAATGTCGTGTAGGTGTTTACGTCCTCGTTCATGGCACCTACAAATCTAAACTGCCGTTCGGTAGAGCAGATAAATGAGTTCATGCACTTTCTCTTTAGTGGATAATTGGTCATTGATGAATCACTACCGCCAATCCAGTCCCCGCCCTGAGACATTGCAATACTTTTTGCGGGGATTGATTTATAAAAACTTACCAATGAATAAAATACGTTATCCAATAAAGTTCTAATCAAAAACCTCCCAGAAGGGTATTTCTTCTCGCTGTTTATCCTAAACTTAAATTCGGTATAGTCGTCATCCAATTGCATGAAATAGGCAATACCCAAATTCCTTGCAATGTCAAAACAGGCGTTCCTGGCGTGTGTGATCGTGCGGCGTTCGTCGAAGTTGTTACCCTCGTCTGTTTTGTCGGCATACTCTTTTTTATTGAACATGACAACCGCCTCCCGTCCGAAATTGTTGTAATACTCCTCGGCGGTCTTATCCTCGTCGTCAATAATAAAATAAATCGGGCCGGTATAACCCTGGTACCTCAATGTTTTGAGGGTAACGATATTGTTCGGCCTTCCGTGCGTCAATATGAATACTGCAAAATCATTTGTTTTAATCATTGTCTGCCGGGTATTCTTGTGCGTATAATTCTGCTATCTCATCTGAAATCCTTGCATATCCCAATTCGATTGCACGATCAAAGTCGATTATCACAAGGGCGCTATCTTCCATTAGCCGTTGAACTTCGGGCGCGCTGTGCGCGTAAAAGTCCGCTATACGTTCGTAATTGAACACAACATGACGGGACGCCGCAAGTTTTAAAAACTCTTTGTCTGCATCTAAAATATCTGCGCGGCCAATATCTTCAATAAGCGATTTTTGTCGTTCGGTATCAAATAGGTCTACGTGATCTGGCTTTTCATTTTTTGGCTCATAAATTGGCGCTTCAATTTTTTTACTGTAAATATCTTCTTCCGGCTTTCCTCCCTCCCCATCGAACCCAGGAACATCTACGCCCCAATCCGACAACTCGTCCGCATCCCATTGGTTTGCCAGCATATCCCAATCGTGCTCCCCCATCTCTACATTATCAGCAATGATAAAGCGCCGGATTTCGTCGTCTGTC